ACAGCGTCCCCTGCACCTCGAGCACGCCCGCGGGTCGCGCGCCGTTCTGGAATAACGACGCGACAAACGACTCGGCTTCGATCTCGATACCGATCAACTGCCGAGCGAGGTAGATCGGCGGCTCGCCGAGCAGACCATCAGCACTCGGACCGATGAGGTGGAAGATGTCGTATGCGGGGAATGTGCGCGCGCCCGTCGTGCCCGCCGCGTAGGAGTAGATCACCGAGTTGTCTGATGCGCGCATCGCTTGCATCAGGTCGGGACGCAACTTCTCGAGGCGGATCGGTCGACCGGTCGGATCTCGCTCGATGTAGGAGTATCCGTTTCCGTACAGGAGACAGTCGAGCAGCATGCTCTGTCGCCACGTGAGCGCGCCCATGAACGGGTTCGGCTCGGTGTTCAGCAGGCGATAGAGGGGATGCGTCGGCGTCGGCTGAAGGTGCCCATCGTCTCGCTCGAGGAATACCTTCCATTCCATGCGCGCGATGCTTTGACTGATGAGCATCGTGCAGGCGTGGACGCTTGGGCTCGAGCGCGCGATCTCTGGCGTGATGAATCGCCCGGTCTCTGCCCAGTTGACGACGTAGGACTGAATCCCCGACGACACAGGCATGCCGACGGGAGTGTTGTCCTGGAAGTCTTGACGGACTTCCGACGAACCAAGCATGCGAAGAAGGAGGTCTCTTAGAGCCATTGGATACCGCGGTCCTCGTACGGCGAGCGTATCAGCGGGGCGCCGTCCAACGCTACCGCGAGAGCGATGATCCCCGCAACAACCGGGTCGATCTTCTCGACCGATCGGCGCTTCGATGGTCGGGGGTTGTTGTTGTAGTCGAGCTCGACGACGGTATTGCTCATCGCCCACGTGAGCACCGGATTCCCGTCATGGTGCATCTTCTTCCCGACGATCGCCGCCTCCCATCGTCTCGTCGGACCGCTCATGTGGAGGAATGACTGCGGCACGCGCTTGAGCGTGAGCCCGTCGTTCTGCAACTGCTGCGCCAGTCCTCCGGCGTTGTTCGGGTCATACCCGACGGCGGTCACCTTGTGCCGCTCGACGAGGCGCTTGATCTCGGCGCGAAGGAACTCGTAGTCGGTCGCGTCGCCGGGCGTAAGTTTCAGCCACCCCTGCCGCGACCAATCAAGGTACGGCACGCGGTCTCGCTTCTGTCTGCGCTCGGCGCCGTCTTCCGGCGCATACGACCATGATCGAACGTGCGCTTCGTCCCCGTCGAGCCACACGGCCGTGAGGCTCGTGAGGTCGCTCACTTCCCCGAGGTCGATGCCGAGGTAGCACGGCAAGCCGATGAGTCGGTCGTCTTCGACCGCATTCATGCAGTCATCCCAGTCCGACATGCGAACCCATCGCACGTCGGCGGTCACGTGCTGATTCAGGTGCAGCGTTCGGAACGGCGTTTCGTAGGACGGTTGCTCTTGGGCTCGCTTGCACTCTTCGGCGATCCATCGCTCTTGAAGCGACGTTCCGAGCGACGGATTCGCCGTCATCCACGCCTCGGGCGTTCGCCAGTCCATCGACTCCGGCGCCTCGTAGACGACCGGAAGATATGCGGGATTCTCGATGATGCCGTCGCGGACCTTGCATGCGTAGTCGTACTGATCCCATTCGAGCGACTCTCGAAGCGTTCCGGCCGTCGTGATCGACACGAGGAGCGGGGACATGCGCGCGCCCATCGAAGTCTGGATCGCTTCCCACAACTCTCGGCGATTCCCCATGGCGTGGATCTCGTCGCCGATGGCGAACGACACGTGCAGGCCGTGCGCCGTCGGCGCGTCGCTGCTCATCGCTGCCCAGACGCCGCCGAGCGACGGCGCGACGATTCGATTCTGATAGACCTCGACGCGCGACTCGAGCTCGGGCTCGGCGCGAATCATCGTTCGCGCGCGCTCGAACACGAGCTTCGCCTGCTTTCGGTCGGCAGCGAACGACACGACCTCGGGCGTCGGCTCATCATCAGCGAGAAGGTGATACAGGCCGAGCGGCGCGAGGAGCTCCGTCTTCCCGTTCTTTCGCGGAATCCAGATCCCGCATTCTCTGAATCGGCGGGTCCCGTCAGGGCGCGACCACCCGTACAGGTTGCCGATTACGCCGCGCTGCCAAGGAAGTAGCCGGAAGGGTTGCCCTGCCCATGTTCCCTTCGCGAAGGTGCAGAGACCTTCGATGAATCCGATCGCATGCTTCGCTGCGTTCGCGTTCCATATCGCGTCGCCGCGCGTCGCGATCGCGTCAAAGCCCGGGATCGTGTTGAACGCCTCCGGCGCCCACGGATCAGGCGGTCGCGTTGCGCGAGAAGTACGACGCTTTGCCATTGTCCTTGACCTCCGGGAGTGCGATGAGGCGACCGCGCGCGGACGGCGTGAGACCGAACTCGGCGAGCATGCGTCGTACGTTGAGCGCGAGTTCCATCTGCATCGCGGAGTACGGCGAACGTCGGAGCATCTTCAGCGAGCCGTCGGGGTTCTTGACGGGGTAAACGTCTCCGTACTGGTTCAGCATGTCGGTGGCTCGACGGTAACGCGACCATGCCTCGCAGAGCACCGCGAGCGCGAAGCCGTCTGCTTCGGTCAGCACGCGCATTCGCTCGAGGATCGGAACCAACTGATCCCACGCCTTCGTGCCTTCTTCGTCGAGCCACGTCGGGCGCTTCGGTCGCGTTGTGGTCGGCGTTGGTTCACCCTTACGGGTGCGAGCACGCCAACTCCCGGAGAGCTTCAGCATCGCGGTCGGCTTCGGAGGGGGTCCACTCATCGGGTCTTCTCGAGGATAGTCGTGCGGATATGCGCGGCGATAGCCTTCATCAGCAACGGCGGCACCGTGTTGCCGAGTCGCTCGGCCGCGTTCGTGTAGTCGTTTCCGAAGTCGAACTCATCAGGGAAGGAACTGAATCGCTTCAACTCGGCGATCGTGAATGCTCGGCGCTCTGCCCAGTGCATCAACCCATACATGCCGAGCTGCCCGAGGCTCTTCGTCACGGTCGGGCATGGGCGCATCGGGTTCACGCGCACCCCGTTGAACCCGACTTTCAGGCCGATCTTCGTGAGGTTCTGCCCCGGCTTCAGGAACTCCCACATGCTGTACGCCTTGCGCGTGTTGCCGATCTCGATCAATCGCGCGACTTCGGCTTCGTCCAGGCGCAGTCCTTGTACCGCGGCCGCGGCGGATACTGGTGCATGCGTCGGCGCAGGATGCGTCGGATCGATCTCGAGGTCTTCTCGCGCGCCGATGAAGATCATGCGCACGCGCGACTGCGGAACCCCGTAGTCGGCGGCGTTGAGTTTGCGCGCGGCGACTCGGTAGCCGCTTGCCTTGAGCTCGCGCAGGATCTCGGCGAACAGGATTCGCATCTTGCCGACAACCATTCCGCCGACGTTCTCCATCACGAACGCTTTCGGCCGGAGCCCGCGAAGCAGTCGGACGTACTCCCGAAAGAGTTGATTTCGCTGGTCCTCGATGTTCCTTCGCCCCGCGATGCTGAATCCTTGGCACGGCGGCGACCCGTCGAATATGTCGAGTTCGCCGGGCTTCAACCCGATTCGCGCGAGCGCGTCCTCGACCGAGAGGTCGGCGATGTCCCCATGGAACAGGTCGGTCCCGGGATGGTTCGTTCGGTAGATCGCCGCGGCGCCATCGTCCCACTCGACGGCGAGTCGCACGTTTCCTCCGGCGAGCTTGTACCCAAGCGATGACCCGCCGCATCCGGCGAAGGTGCTCACGACCGAGAATGGCTTCACTTCGGCCATCGGTGTCCGCACTCCTTGCAGCATCGCCACTCGACTTCGTCCGCAACGGATTCGTCGTACGCCTCGCCGAGCGTCGCGAGCGGCGCCTGCGCCGCGGCCGCGAGCAGCGCCTCCGTCTCTTTCTTCGAGAAGCCGGACCCGGCGAGCAGATCAGGATCCGACGCCGCGATGCTCGCGAGCGTGGATCGAAGGACCGCGTCGTCCCATTTCGCGAGGTCGGCGGTTCGGTTGTCTGCGATGCCATAGGCGGCGGCATCGTCCGCGCTCAGCGTCGAACGAACGATCCATACCCGCGGCATCTTCAGGCGCATCGCGGCCGCGAGCGTTCCATGCCCGGCGATTACCTCGAGCTCGGGCGTCACGACGATCGGCTTCTGCTGCCCAAAGAGTTCGAGGCTCTTCATCATGGCGCGAATGCTTCGCTCGCCGTGCGCTCGAGCGTTCGTTTCGCTGAATCGCAACTCGTGCGGATCAATCGTTTCCGGCGTCATCAGTATTCTCCTTGATCTCTGCCCCGCACTGCGGACAGGTCTGCGGCTTCGGCTTCTTGCTCGCCGCTTCCTCTTCGATTCGCTGCGCGAGTGTGGTAATGCTTTCCACCGCCCCGGACTCGAATCCGGTCGCGAGCGTCAATCCTTCAGGCAGTTGCTCGAGCGCGAGGGCGAGGGCTTGGTAGTCCCATTGGCTGAGTTCGCCCGTCCGGTTGTCGGCGATCGCGTAGGCGGCGGCGGTCATCCCTTCGAGGTCGGTTTCGACTACGTCGACTTCGGTCCACCCAAGCGAGCGCGCCGCGGCGAGCGTCCCGTTCCCGGCGAGGATCACTCCCCGGGTATCAACGACGATCGGCTTCTGCTGCCCGAATGCCTTCAGACTCTCCT